CGTCGATATGCGCGAACACAGCTTCTCGTATAAGTTCATTGCCAGAAACGAACAAGAATCTATCAACATTCAAAAGATTATCGACGCTTTTAAGTGGCATATGCATCCGGAGTATGCGTTCGGCACTTTCGGCTTCCAGTACCCCGACGAGTTCGAGATAGAATTCGCTAGTAGCATCCGAGATAATTTGTATCGAATAGGGACTTGTGTACTCAAGTCTATGACGGTGAATTATAATGGTGAAGGTATACCGTTATTCTTCCAAGACACAGGCGCTCCAGTATCGGTTGAATTACAACTATCATTCCAAGAAACGAAGATCATTACACGAAGCTCTTTAGACTCGGGCGCACCGAAGTCTAATAACTCAACACAGAACGGTGCTGTATAATGTCAAATTACTTTTCGTATTTTCCGTTAACAGATCATGACTTGACCAATAATGGTCAATCAGTAAAGCTGACGAATCTCTTGCGCAGATTTAAGATCCAGAATTCAGCGGCAGACCGGTCGGACATCTTCTACACATACGATATCCAAGAAGGCGATAGACCAGATACTATAGCCGACAAATATTACGGCGACTCATCATATGCGTGGGTTGTTATGCTGTATAATAATATCTACGATGTTCATTTCGATTGGCCACTAGACTATGTCGACTTTGAGAGTTATATTGCGGGCAAGTATGGCACAGCTGCTGTTGCTCAAGCGAGTGTAAAGGAATATAGAATCTATTTATCAAAAGTGGTAGATGGCGTCAAGGTGCCGGCAAAGTCTGATGTTTCGTTTGATGGTAATGTTCTGCAAGAAAGAGTTGTCGTTGTTGATGAAACAACTTACAACGCAACTCCCTCAGAATATAGGAAAGCCGCAGTATCGGATTATGCTTATGAGGTTGAATTGAATGAAAAACGCCGTCAAATAAAGATATTAGACGCAAGGCATCTGTCTCAATTACGCGATGAAGTTGAAGACATTCTAAGGAACGGTGTTTAATGTCGGGTGAAAATATATCCGGCTTCAGACATCCAGGTGATGTTGATGTCCGATCCTTCAAATTAATAACAGCGGTCGGGCAGATCATTGACATCCAGCCCATCACAACCGAGTTTAATATTTACCAAAGCATTACTGAGCATTATCTGCAGTGCGACCTTGTTATAAACGATTCGCTGGGTCTGCTCAACACTATCAACATAGACAAGAATAGTGATGTACAGGGCGGCTTTTCCGGCGGCGATGTTCTGGCTGTCTCGTACAAAACAAATGACGGGTCGTTAAAATATAATAGTCACTTTTTTTCTTTGTACGAACTTTCTGATAGAACACGCGTCGAAGACAAGAGCGAGGCATATATTCTTTCGGGAATAAGTTTGGAAGCATATCCTGCCGCCCTGAATAAAATCTCCCGCGCATACGGCGGTGAATCTGGTAGCGAAGTGTCAGGAATGGTGAGTAGCGTTCTTGGCGAGTTTATGGATAGCAGAAATATAAAAGACACACACGAAACGTTGAGAACCTTATCTGGTGTGCGAGTCGTTAAAGAAAATGATATAGAAGATACTGTAGGAAAGCAGAAGTTTATTTTGCCAAACTTGAGCGTTGATGACTCTATTGATTTCTTCACAAAAGAAGCGGTCTCTGTTGACAACACGCCGTATTTCTTTTTCTACGAAAACAGTAATGGATTCAATTTCATGAGTATAGGTAGCCTGACGTCTCAAGAGGTTAAGCAGAAATATCAATTTGAAGTATCGAACGCAACAGGGGCATATAAGAACGACGGAAAGCAACCCGAAGACAATGAAGCGTTCAATATTGTTTCTTTTGATGTTGTCAAGCAGGGCAATTTCTTAGATAATTTGGAAAGCGGTATGTTCCGGACAAAGACAATCCACCTAGATGTCTTGAAGAAGAATAAGCGCGAGGCGATTTACTCATACGAAAAGCAGTTCCCAAGGTTCAAAGGTTTACAAAAATTCCGCATTCCTGGAGGCGATGTTCAGGAAAGTTCTGTTGTTCGGATGTCGCTGTCTAGGAAAGGTCACGATAGTGATGCATTATTTACTGACGAGAGTCCTGCGCCTAAGAAGTACACAGAAACACTATCGCAAGGCGAAGGGTTTATGAACCACATTTTCAATTCGCAAATTGACGTAGCTATCCCAGGAGATAGCGAGCTAAATGTCGGCGATATCGTTTATCTGAAAATACCCCCAGCAACAAACCTGAAAGAGCAGGATGGGAATGAAGATAAATACTTGAGCGGGAAATATTTAGTTATCAATCTAAGACACAAGTTACTTGACGGCACCGACCAAATGTCAACATTTTTGGAATGCGTTAAGGATACAGGTGTTAAACAATAAACAAGTAGGAGTATGAAATGCCAATTCCAGGTTCATCAAGAGAAAAGAAACTATTATCGGAAATAGCGGGTAAAGCAGAAGAAGCCAAGCCAGTTTTCCTTCAAGAGATCAAAGAGCCTTCACACGAACCAGAAGTCCTTGTCGAGAAGAAAGAAAAGAAGAAGCGTTCGCGTAAGAAGAGCTAATCATGAGAGATTTTGTCGGAAGGGGTGAGTTCACTTGGTTCTTTGGTGTTGTCGAAGACCGCAATGATCCTGCTAAGTTGGGCAGGGTGCGCGTTCGCGCATATGGTTTTCACAACGAAAGTAAAGACGAGATTCCGACAAATTCTCTACCTTGGGCTATTACGCTCAATTCAAATGATTCGGCTTCTGTTAGCGGTCTAGGCAGATCGCCAACCGGCATCGTCGAAGGTACATGGGTTGTCGGGTTCTTCATGGACGGCGAACGAGCGCAAGAACCGGCTATCATGGGAACGCTGATAGGCGCACCATCAGCGACCGCAGAAACAACTCTCGGGTTTAATGATCCGCTTGGCGTTTATCCCAAATACATCGACGAGTCTGATGTGAACAAACGGGCGAGGGGTGTCGCCAATACAGTAACAGAAGATGCTGGTAAAATAAACATTCCCGTATCGCCATATGCCCCAGTTTATCCGTTGAACCATGTTCGAGAAACAGAGTCTGGGCATTACAAAGAGTACGACGATACACCTGACGCGGAAAGGATTAAAGAGTTCCACAAGAGCGGGACTATGTATGAAGTCTACCCAGACGGCGATAAGGTAACTCGGGTCGTCAAAGACAACTACTCTCTAGTCCTTGGTAATGATTCTCTACACGTGAAAGGAAACGTCAGTATCTTTGTTGACGGAGATGCGGCGGTTAATGTTGTCGGCAATACCGCTATAGATGTCGGCGGAGATACTACGGTTAGTGTTGTCGGGAATACTGACATAGATGTCGGCGGAGATACTACGGTTACTGTCGCAGGCGATACATCGTTGACCGTCTCAGGAACAACAACCGTGGACACCCCGACCACAAATTGGACAGGTAATATAAACCTTTCGGGTGATATCAATATCACTGGAACATCGACCGCTTCAACGGATCACGTTTCGGCTGGTATATCTGGAAAGGGTCACACACACAATGGTACTGGTTCTAACGCAGATACTACGACAGCACCGGTATAAATAGATAATTAAAGAACTACAATTATATTATACCTGATTGATTGGAAAAGTCAAGGATTATTTTATGCAACATGACAGCCTAGTAAATTTATTCGATACATACATACAAGAAAATGAGAAGTTTGAAGGCGGCAACAAAGCCGCTGGTACACGGGCGAGAAAAGCTCTAGCCGAGATTAGCAAACTTTGTAAAGATCGAAGGAAAGAAATACAAGAAACCAAGAATTCATAGTAGGGCGCGATGACAAACGGTGTAAAGAATAATAACAAAGAAATATACAGTGACCTAGACATAGGGTTTTTTGGGCACCCTATAACCAAGAGGCTCTCGAGGAAGACAAACCGAGATTCTGTAAGGCAAGCTGTTAAATCGCTAATAATGACGGATTTCTACGAGAGACCGTTCAAGCCAAATATCGGTTGCGGAATCCGATACTACCTTTTTGAATTGTTCACGCCAGCTATCAAACAGCAGATGGAAAACGCTATACGCGAAGTTATAGCGAATTACGAACCAAGAGCTGACCTTATTGAAGTTTTGGTTGAAGAAAAACGAGATGATCATGCCCTAGTTATTTCTGTGGCATTCATGGTAATCAACGATCCATCGCCAGTGGTGTTGGATATAATACTAGAAAGAGTCAGATAAATGTCAGCAAATACATACTTACAAGTTTCAGAGTTAGACTACGATCAAATCCGGTCAAACCTAAAAACATTCCTAAGCAATCAAGATCAACTCAAAGATTATGATTTTGACGGTTCGGCTATGTCAGTGCTTCTTGACGTTCTCGCGTACAATACGCACTATAATTCTTTCTACCTGAATATGATCGGCAACGAGATGTTCTTGGATACTGCGCAGCAAAGAGATTCTGTTGTTTCGCGAGCCAAAGAACTTGGTTATACACCAGTCTCTTCAATCGGCGCATCTGCTGAGGTTACTGTTAAGTTTACAGGTATAAGTTCAGAGTTTACTCAGGTCACAGTACCCAAGAATTCAAAGTTCTCGACAACAGTAGACGATGTGACTTATACTTTTGTAACCCCTGTTGCGAATGAGTTTGTTCGCGGCACTGATGATACTTTCACCAAGAAAATTACAATTAAAGAAAGTGAACCATTGACGCATCGGTTCACTGTTGCACCAACAGGAGGGAGATATATTATTCCGAATATCGGTGTAGACGTAGACAGTATTGTTGTCAGAGTTCAAGAGTCGGCGAGCGATACAACTACGACCGAGTTTACGCGAGCGTCGAATATCAATCAAGTTTTCTCCACTTCTCCTATATACTTTGTTGAAGAAAGCGCTGATAAGAAATATGAGGTGTTTTTCGGTTCTGGGTCGTTGGGTAAATCCTTGAAGAGCGGGAATATCGTTACTGTTGAGTATCTCGTAAACAATGGTCCAATCACCAACGGAGCTTCTACGTTTAGCGTTGATTCTATTTCCATTGGTACTAGCTACTCTAGCGCAGTTATAACTAATGTCGACGCTCCTGCTTCTGGTGGGCGGGATCAAGAAACTATTGAATCTATTAAATTCCAAGCGCCAAGAAACTTTCAAACTCAAAATAGAGCTGTGGTCGCGGCAGATTATGAAAGAATACTCTTATCTGAAAATGCTGACTTGCAGTCAGTTGTTGCGTTTGGCGGCGAACAGTATGATCCCCCTCTGAATGGTAGGGTGTTTATTGCAGTTAAGCCGTTCGGGGAACTTTATGCCACAATTTCAAGAAAAAGCCTGATCAAAGAATCTATCAGAACAAGAACGCCATTGGCGATTGATCCTGTTGTCATCGACGGTGAATATACATATATCATCCCGACTATCACCGCTTATTACGATACGACAAGAACCGCTCTCTCGGAAGGGGAGATTGACTCAAGGCTCAGGACAACAATCGCCAAATTTGCGACAGACAACCTTGAACGTTTCAGTAACAACTTCAGATTTTCTAGATTCACAAGAGCATTAGACAATACCGAAGGCGGCGTTATTCTGAACACCGCCGCTGCGATCCGAGTACAAAAGCGTATCGCAGCTACTCCTGGTCTTGCGGAAACGTTCCAGATCCATTTCAATAACGAATTGAGAAAGGGTTCTGTTTTTTCTTCTTCATTTACGCATTCTGATTTCTCAGGCGCGCACTTGGCTGATGATGTGGACGGCATTATCAATATCTACAGATTCAATGCGAGCAAACAGAAAGTCAACATTGTTCCTAACGCAGGAACAATCGACTATGCAACCGGCACTATTGTCCTTCCATCCTTCTTGGCGTCGGAAATATCCGGCACGACTCTAGATGTGACTGTTGAAACGAAGTCTTTGGACATACGACCAATTAGAGAGCAGGTTTTGTTAATGAAATCTGATGACGCCAATATCACAGTAATCGGTGAATAAGTATAATGATTAAAGCAAAGCTGTCAAAACTGGTACAAAATCAATTCCCTGACTTTTATAAAGAGGACGGGAAGAACTTTCTTGCGTTCGTCGAGGCGTATTATGAGTATCTCGAACAAAACGGTAAGCTGACTGACAGCATACAAAACCTTCAAGATTATCGAAGTATTGACACAACGCTTGAAGAGTATATTGATTATTTCCAAGATACACTTTTGCCATCAGTGCCGCATGACGTGCTCGCCGATAAGAAGATTATGGCAAAGTACATTAAATACTTCAATGAGGCTCGCGGAAGTTTAGCGTCATATAAACTACTATTCAGAACAGTATTTAACGAAGATGCGGAAGTTCATTATCCGGCAGTTCAGATGCTTAAAGTGTCTGAAGGTGATTGGAGCCTACAAAGGTATTTGTCAACGCCGTATTCTGGAAATAACTTTAATTTTATCGGAAAGACAATTCAAGGTCTTACATCAGGAGCCACAGCGCTAGTCGAAGATGTTGCCGGCAGAACTGTTAGGGGTCGAGACCTTCACCAATTACAACTTTCTAAAATTTCAGGTACTTTTAACCATAAAGAAAGCATTAAAATTGTTGGCCAGACCGTAACGGAAAGCACATACACACCAACGGTCGAAGCTGGTATCACCAGTGTTGAGATTATTTCTCAAGGCGCTGAGTATAAGAAGGGTGATGTTCTAGACCTTGTTTCCGATAATGTAGGTAGTCTCGGTAAAGTTGTTGTCAATAGTACTGTTGATAAGGACGGTTCAATTTCGTTTATCATCGACGAAGGCGGTTCTGGATATACGACTGATCAGGGCGGCATCGATCAAGGCGAAACACAAATATCAATTGATGGCGGCGATGGCGAGTCACCGGCGAGCTTCACTATTGGCGAATCAGATATTGGTGATACATTTGCCATTTCGATGAATGTAAACTTGCTTGGCAGTAATAATATTTTCGGCAACAGCGCTCCGTTCGTTGTTGATGGAAACGATTACAAGAAGGCTTCTTTATTTGCGGATATGCCCATATCTTCACCAGACTACGGATTCCCTTCACAAAACCAAGTGACGAATGAAGGCGTTAGATTCAACACCACTGCCAACACGCTTATAACAGTTGACACTACTTCTACTGTCGAAGTCGGCGATTCTTTATACGGATTCTCGTCATCGGCAAATGCGATCGTCACTGAGGTTGTTAGCAACACAGCCAATGATAAAATATTCCGCGTTGATACGTTTAAGCGTTTTGACGGTGAGATTTATAATTGGTCTCAAGATACTCAGAATTTTGATTTGACCACCCCCGAACGGTTTTGGATTTTCACTAGGTTGGGTCGCCAGACTAATGATGCTATTGCTCCGGACGGAACCAAGACAGCAACTCGCCTTATCGAAACCCATGATGACAGTAAAGTTTTCACCGGCGGTCTTTTCCCTGAAAATAAAAACGCCCATATTCGTTTCTTGGGGATTGGTACGCCCTCTGAGCTACAAACCCGCTGGAATACTTATCTTGGAACAACTGGTGTTACGTATGCTATAGGTACTACGTTTTTAACTCCAGCTGATGTCGCTGCCGGTAGTTTCGTCGCAGGAACAACATATGGTATTAAAGATTTAGGCACAGGGTCTGATGCTGAAAACCAATCACGGTGGAATACATATTTAGACAGAACGGCTGTTAATGCTGGGCTTTTTGAAGAAGGCGTTAGATATAAGATCACAAATCTCGGCACCAGTACTAGCGAAGCGAATCAATCGCGTTGGAACGCATATCTCGGAACGAGCGGCGTAACATATTCTGTCGGCGACCAGTTTAAAGGTACGGCAGCCAATGGTTCTACTATTGCCGGTGCTGTTGCCACAGGCTTTTATGTTTTGGGTGATACATTCATAGCAACTGCTGTCAACGGTAGCGCAATTGTAGGTTCGACTGTTGGCTTGGACGGCATTGTCGCGACTTCTTGGATGGATTTATTGCACCTTGCTGGAGCCTTTGTCGAGAATACAAACTACAAGATATTTGACTTGGGATCAGGAACTGATGCTGAAAATCAAGCGCGGTGGAACACATATCTCGGAACAAGCGGCGATACATATGCTATTGACGACGAGTTTCAAGCTACGGCAAACAACGGCAGCGCAATCATCGGAGCCAAGGCGGAGTTTAAAGGTCAAGACCACTTCTTGAACCTTTCACCTCAGGGGTCTGATATTCTCCCGCCTCACGATGTCGATAACTTTTGGATTTGGTCATTATTTGTGAAAAGAGTGGATAAAGGTTCATCAGCCAAACGTTATTTAAACTTTCGCGGGTTGGGTCGCGGTTCTAAGTATCCGGTATTCGACATTGAAGAAGGCACTGTTGTTCACAACGGCGATAACTGGTTGGCTAATTCTAGTAAAATTGAAAACGTAGGAAACGGTTGGTATCGTTGCTCGTCG